TAGCAAGAGAAAACAACATGGTTAGAGCATTTGCCATAGCTCCAACAGCCAGTTGTTCATATAGAAGTAGAGATCTCCATGGCTACACAGCAACTCCTGAGATCGCACCACCTATAGCAAGAACTGTTGACAGGGATTCCGGTGAATTTGGGGTAGAACAAGTACAATATGGCAACGTTGAAATCGCATCTGAAGTTGGATGGGATAATTATAAAAAAGTAGCAGATCAGATAATGATTATGCTAAATAGAACTGGTTTGCTTCATGGCTATAGCTTCAATTCTTGGAGTGATATGGTGACTTACGATGAAGCATTTATCGAAGAGTGGCTGAAGAGTCCACAGACTTCGCTCTATTATTCTTTACAAGTAATGGGCGACACTCAAGATAAGTCTGATGCTTACGCAGCATTAGAGCAGTCCGAAGTTGACGATTACTTGGCAGACTTAATGAGCAATAAACCCGAAGAGATTAATTGCGACTGTCAACAATGAACCCCTACGAAAAATTATTAAATAGAAAAAGGAAATGGACACCGGTCCAAACTACTAAAGGAAGAGTTAAATATGGAGCAGAAGAAACCATCTTCAATTGTCTCGCAATACGCAACATGGAATGTCCAGTTGGCGCGTTTGTATCTGATTCACTCTCTGAGATTCCAGAGAAAAGTAGAAAACTTTTGGAATCAAACATAAAAGATGAGGACAACCATGATTTAGCTCTCGGATATATCGCTAACGCTCTAGGCGTAGATGATAAAGCCGAAGCCGAAGCAATACGCTTACGAGATGCATGGATAGCTCACCCAGATCACACAATATTAAAAGCATTAGTAATAGAAAGAGCAATCTTTTTTGTAATACTGCCTTTCTTTCGTTTTAATGGTGATGCTGGATTAAGAACTGTCAGTGCAGATATATCAAGAGACGAGCAGATACACGTAGCAACCAATAGTTTGGTATGTGCAGAGCTAGGTCTCACACCAAGCCCTTCTTTAGACAAGCTAAGGAAGGCAACAATTAACTGGATCATGCAACCGTTAAATCAGATACATGACGATCAATATTTGAGCAAAAAATTTTGGCTCGATGCTAGTGATCGACTTATGTATGAAGGTAAAGCACCAGAATTTAATGCCACCAAAGCTGCACGTATGCCAGCTTTTTTTGAACATGCAAACACAAATCTCCCTCAATACTCTTAAGCTTCACAACGAAAGGTTGGACAAGCTACTTACAAGACTTGAGGAAAACTTTGGATGGAAACCAATCCATCCTAAAGAAGATATTAATACGATCATGTATCGTGCTGGACAATCCAGCGTCATTGAATATATAAAATCCATCATGGAGGATGAAATCTAATGTGTATATTCTCAAGATCTACACCAGCCCCACCACCACCACCACCTTTAGCTCCGCCACCACCACCACCTGAGCCACCTAAAGCTCCATTACCTGAACCAGAATCTACAACTGGAGAGGTTAATCCAAAGGTGAAAAGGTCTAAAGAAAGAAAAGCTAGAAGTCAGTACACAAAAGGTACAGGACAGTTAAGGATACCTAAGACAGGAGGAATAAATGCTCCAACAGGTGGTCCAACTGGAGGAATTAATACAGGACAATAATGACAGCTCGTGAAAGATACAATCAATTAACAAACCAACGTCAACAGTTCCTTGACAAAGCAGTTGATTGCTCAGAACTCACGTTACCTTATTTAATACAAAGAGACTTATCGTCTAAACCAAACCACGCATCGTTAAGTGTACCTTGGCAAAGTGTTGGAGCAAAGTGTGTGGTGACACTTGCAGCAAAATTAATGCTTGCAATCCTGCCACCACAAACTACCTTCTTCAAATTACAAGTACGAGAAGACAAACTAGGAGAGGAATTTAGTCCTGAAATAAGAAGCGAACTTGATTTATCTTTTTCAAAAATGGAAAGGATGATTATGGAATACATTGCTGCGTCTAATGACAGAGTAGCTATTCACCAAGCACTTAAACATTTAATTGTTGGTGGTAATGCTCTTATTTATATGCATAAAGATGGATTAAAAACTTATCCGCTTTCTAGATATGTTGTAAACAGAGATGGTAATGGTAACGTTTTAGAAATAGTTACAAAGGAACTTATTAATCGCAAGGTTCTGGATTTTGATCTACCAGAACGAGAACCAAATACGGTTGTTGATGAAACAGGATCAGAAAAAGATGACGTTGAAGTATACACTTGCGTCAAGCTAGATAAATCTAGTGGTAGATGGGTATGGTATCAAGAAGCTTTCGACCAAATCATTCCAGATACACGTAGTACTGCACCAAAGAATGCCAGTCCATGGCTACCTCTTAGGTTCAATACGGTAGATGGAGAAGACTATGGTCGTGGCAGAGTAGAAGAGTTCCTTGGAGACCTTAAATCACTTGATGGTTTGAGTCAATCTTTAATTGAAGGAGCAGCTGCTGCCAGTAAAGTTGTCTTTTTAGTATCACCATCCTCTACAACTAAACCAGCCACGATTGCAAAGGCTGGTAACGGAGCAATAGTTCAAGGTAGACCTGAAGATGTAGCAGTAATCCAAGTAGGAAAGACTGCTGATTTTTCAACAGCTGCCAACATGTCACAAGGTATAGAGAAGAGATTGTTAGAAGCTTTCCTAGTAATGAACGTTAGGAACGCAGAAAGAGTTACAGCTGAGGAAGTACGCCTTACACAGTTAGAACTAGAACAACAGCTTGGCGGAATATTTTCGTTGCTCACTATTGAGTTCCTCATACCATATTTGAATAGAACATTATTAGTTCTACAAAGATCTAATGAAATACCTAAACTCCCTAAAGATATTGTCAGACCAACTATTGTAGCTGGTGTAAATGCTTTAGGTCGCGGTCAAGATCGTGAAAGTTTAACTCAGTTCATTGGAACTATTGCACAGACACTTGGACCTGAAGCATTGATGCAATTCATTAATCCTTCAGAAGCTATTAAACGTTTAGCAGCTGCTCAAGGTATCGACATTCTTAACCTAGTTAAGACTGAGCAACAGATGCAAGAGGAGATGCAGATGCAACAGCAAGCTCAAGTACAACAATCATTAGTAGACCAAGCTGGACAGATGGCAGGGACACCACTTATGGACCCATCAAAAAATCCATCGTTAGCTCCAGAAGAACCACCCGTTGAATAATTATGGCTGAAACTTTAACAGTAAATACAGAAGAACAATCTCAAGATTTAACTCCTGAAGAGCAAGATTCTCTACAAGTTGGAGAAGAGATGGCTAAAGAGCAAGGTGAATTACTTGCTGGAAAATATAAAAATGCTGAAGATTTAGAGAAAGCATACGTAGAACTTCAAAAAAAATTAGGAGATCAAGATGACGTACAAGAAGGGAAAGAAACCCAAGAAGTAAAAGACGAATCTGAAACAGATGAACCTGAAGCTGAAAGTAACCCTGCTGTATCTTTATTAACTGAAGCTAATAATGAATACTATGAAAATGGTAATCAATTGAAGCCTGAAACCTTAGAGCGATTTAAGGAAATGAGCAGCTCAGATTTGGTTAACGCCTATCTTGAGCTGCAAAAAAATAATCCTGAAGCTAATAAACAAGAAGCTGACATGGCTGATTCGCAAATTAATAAGATTCAAAACTCCGTTGGTGGAGAAAATGAATATAAAAAATTAATGAATTGGGCTGGTCAAAATCTTGAGAAAAATGAAATAGATGCATTTGATAGTCTAATCAATACTGGCAATGTTGATGCAATTCAACTTGGAGTAACAGCATTGAAATCTAAGTATGAAAATGCAAACGGATATGAAGGCAGAATGCTTACAGGTAAAGCTGCAAAAGCAGAAGATGTATTTAGAAGTCAAGCACAATTAGTGGAAGCAATGAGTGATCCACGATATGACAGAGATCCTGCATATAGACAGGATGTTGTAGCAAGACTTGAACGATCAGATATTGATTTCTAATGAAAACTAAAGACCTCGATACGCTACTAGAAAATTT